ACGAATACCCTCTTAAGTACTACGAAAAATTAAAGGAGCTTAACAAATGCCGGATGAAAAAACGTGGGAACTCAAAGACAAGCTCTCGGCTCGCCAGTCGGCGCTGAAGGCGGCGGCGTGGGTATATGAGGGTAAAGAAATAGAAGCCGACAAACTAAAGGCTTACGCTGAGGAGCTTTTTGCGTGGCTGTGGCAGGATAAATACAAGAATGATAAGGAAACTGCGCCGCGCCCGAATACGCAGGAGCTGCGCGTGCTCACGAAACTGGCGGAAAAAGTAGATGTTGATTTTGATGAGCTTTGCCGGGTGGTCTGGGCTAAGTATGGGCGCTATCCTCGATTGGAAAAAAGCATAGACAAAATCTTGACGGAGTGCTTCTCATGATGTGTATGCCTTATCCGTGTATGTTTGATTTTAAGCTCGGGCCGTTTATTGGCCGAAATCCACCGGGTATACAATTCGGCGAAGGGCCTTGGTTTCCCGTGTGGAAGGTAGTTACCGTGCACAAGGAGACCAAAAGCTACCACCCGTTATTTTTCGATGTCGTTTTTTTTGATGATGGCGGAGTTCAGGGCGTAACTTATGCTGGGTATTACGAGGACGATTGCCATAAGCAGATTTCTTCGTTTAATAGGGAAGATGCCGCCAAGCATTTCTGGTCGGAGTTGAATAAATCTCCTCGCTGGGGCGCCTTTTTCGGCCAGATACAATTACCCATTGAGTTTATTCAATGTTTGGTTAAAAGCGACTGGATAATGCTCGCCCTGCACTTATCAATCCGCAATTTGGGTCGGCGGTATATGTACTTTAGCAGGGCAATTGTTACCCCCAAATATCCGAGAAAAGAGATAAAAGCAGAAGAGGCTGACAAAATTCTAAGGAGGCAAAAGAAATGAGACCAGAGAAAAAGTATAGATTTGGTTCTGTTAGCGCAGCCATCTGGCCGCCGCGTGAAGGCGCAAGCGCGCCGAGGGTATCGTTTGAACGGCGTTACTTCAGCGGCCAGGAGTGGAAAAGCAGCAATTATTACGAGCCGAAAGATGTTGCTTGTCTGTTGGCGCTGTGCATCCGGCTGGTAGGCGAGCTTGGCGGAGAGACAAATGGGGGGGCGGCGGCCCGGCCTGCGGCTCCGGCCCCGGATGATGACATTCCATTTTAGGGCAGTAGGGATGGCTGATGTACAAAATAGGCAGAGACCTTCCGGCGGCGAAGGCCCTGGAGGCGGTCAAGAGAGGGATTACGACCGGCATTTCCAAGCTGGACGAGGCAACAACGGGTTTTCAGCCGGGGGAATTGATAGTCATAGGGGGCTGTAGCTCGATGGGTAAAAGCGCATTGATGATAGATATGGTTCGGGCGGCCTCGCGGGAGGTGCCGGTGCTGGTCTTTCCTATTGAAGAAGGGGCGCTGCTTTTTCTACAAAGGCTTATTTACAATCTTGCCCAGGCCAACTTTCACGTGGGTCAGCTGGAAGGGTTAGAAACCCCTGAAGCTCTCAGCGCGGTGCAAATTCTGGAGAGCAAGCATAATATTTACATCGGCGAAAGCCGAACGGTAGTACCGGCGTGGCGGCTGAAGTTTCCTTTGCCCGAAGGAGAGGCCTTTATCAATATAGAGATTGCCGAAGCGGCGAAGTGTGGGTGTAAGATAGTCTTCTTAGATTATTTGGGATTGGTCGAATATGGGGCCAAGACTCAGCGCGAGGATTTGCGCCTGCACGCCATTACTCGTGAGTTGAAGCTGCTGGCGGTGGAATTGAAAATGACGGTGGTACTGCTGCACCAGCTTAAAAAAGAGGTGGCGACACGCAGCGATCCCACGCCAAACCTTAACGATGTAAGAGACGCAGGCCAAGTGATAAACAATGCTGACAAGGTAATCTTAGTGCACAGGCCGGAGTATTATGACAAGAAAGAGGAGCTTGACATTTACGGAGACCACATTGAGGAGGCCCAACTTATTATCGCTAAGCAGCGGGCCGGGCCGACTGGAATAATCAAAGTGAAGTTTTTGCCTTTCTGTATGAGCTTTGTTGAGGAGTATTTATGATGAAAATCCGAATAGCCAAAGAAAATGCTGATTACATTATAGCCTTTTGCCCTTTTCACAACGACCAGCACCATCCAAACCTGATGATAAACAAGACGGGCCGGTATGCGGGCCGCTACATCTGCTGGGCCTGCGGAGCGAAAGGCTTTGCAACGGAATTTGACATAGACTATTGGCCTGACCTCGAAGAGATTCCTCCGCGCACCGCTCCGGCGACGCATATAGATTGGGAGGCGAAAATCAAAGAGCTTCGGGCGTTTGATAAGGGCTTGGAAGGAGCAGAGAAATTGGAGAGACTCCGGCAGGAATGGGGGCTGGGAGACATAGACCCTTTATGGCAGCTTAACGTGGGTTGGAACGGCTGGGCATATACGTTTGCCGTTTATGACGGCAGCGGTAAGCCTATCGGCATTCAAGTGCGGGATTTGAACGGTACTAAGCAGATGATGAGACATAGCCGCACAGGGATTTTCATTCCGCAGAAGCTTTTGCGTGAGACGTTAGAAGGCGGCACGGTTTTTATCACCGAAGGTGTCAGTGACCTTGCCTGCCTGTTAGATATGAAATATGATGGGATAGGCAGGTTTAACGCTACGCAAAATAGTGAATATGTAGTGCAGTTTTTTGAAAAGCTCCAACCGAAGCAGATAATAGTCATACCCGATAGGGACGAGGCGGGGCTGAAGGGGGCGCTGAAGTTTATGAGCGCACTGCACGATAGAATCTCTCTTTGGGATAAGAAGCCGATGATGGATGTTTTGTTGGTTGACGCTCCTTACAAAGATTTGAGGGATTGGTATAATAGAGATAGGGACAGTTTGGAAATGGCGCTGAGGAGAATAATATGGTAGCGTCGATGGAAGCAGAGATGGAAGGAAGGTTGCGGCAGATGCCGAAGAAGTTTCGAGGGCTTTACAAGCGGGCGATGAGCGGGCGCAGCCGGAAGGCGGCGATACGCAGTTTTTGTTTGGAATGTGTCTGCTGGCGGGAGCAAGAGGTGGAGTCGTGCCCAGACCTGGGCTGTCCTTTACATCCTTACCGTTCAAACCAGCATAAGGGCCACTTAAAGAGCGCCAAATCGAAAAACTCTGCCTGACCCGATGTTAGGGTCGGATTTTAGTTAGAAAGGGGCAAAAATGAAAGGGAAATTGCTGATTTTAACGTTCGTAGTGCCGTGGTTACTTATCGGTTGCCAGCGTGTCGAAACCCCGCAAGGGACTCAGTATAGGATAGATGTAAACAGTCCGGAATATCGGGCTATTGAAAAGGGCGCCGAGGCTGCCGAGGGCGTGCTGTGGGCGCTGAGTTCCATCTGGCCTGTGCTGGGCATTGCGGCGTCTGCTGTCGGCTCAGTGGCGGTAACGCTGCGTAAGATGAAGCCGAAACTTGATGATTTGCAGCAGAAAAAAGATTTATATTACGACAGCACCAAAGCAATTGTCCTTGCCATTGAGCGGTTCAAAGCCGAAAATCCCGAAGAGTGGGAGAAGTTAGAGGAAAAGCTCATCGGGATGATAGGCGAGGAGACTGACGCTGTTATCAGAGCCTTGCGGGGCTTGCCGCCGAGGAGATGACGGGCGTGAGCCGGCGGAGCGCTATGGCGCTGGGTTGCGAGAAACGGTTACGAGGACTGGAGTTTCCGGTCAGCACGCAAGGAGGCGTGTCGGGTTCGCAGGGTGGGGAATCCTGCACGCCGGTTAATGATATAAGATGAGAAGTAAGGTACTAAGATGTATGAAGTAACCCCTCAAAACATTTATAATTTTCGGCAAAGCAATCCGGAGTTGGTAATAAAAGATGCGCGGGAGTTTTTAGGTTTGTCGGAGGCGCAGTGCGAGGCTTTGCGAACCATTCTTTTGGCGCGTGGCGTAAATAAGTGGCTAAAAGCCAGGCGTGATTTGATAGCTTACAAAAAGCAGCTAAAGCACGAAATTAAGGCAATAGAGGCCCTGAAAATTGAGGTGAAAAGCGAGCTTCGGGAAGGACGTAATTATCGGCTGTACTATCGCTACATAGCGCTGCGGGAGAAGTTGAAGCTGCTGCAAAGGATTCGCGCCGACCTGAAAAGCATCTGTGAAACTCCGCGCTGGCAGATTTGGCCTCGCAATAGCCATCACCACAATGCGTTGAAAACGATGAATACTATCAAGGCGTCAGGAAATTGAAACATCCGCGCGAAAAAGGTCGAAGGCTGGAGCTAAAGATAGCTAAGATGATACGGCGCAAGGGCCTTGACGATAAGGCCTCACGTATGCCGATGAGCGGCGCCTTTCCGCACTTGCAGGCGGATATTTACACGAGCTTGCCGCTGCATATAGAGGTTAAAAACCAAGAGAAGGTAAGGCTTTGGGAATGGTGGGAGACAACGCGCAGCAAAGCTAGGCCGCCGAAAGAGCCGTGCCTGGTAATCTCTGGCAACTTCCGCCCTATTGTGGCGGTGGTGAGATTTGAGTATTTGTTGGATTTATTAAGAGCAGAAAAGGAGAGCTTAGAAAATGGCGATTCGGTCTAAAGGTAAAGGGGCGCGGCCTAGGCCGCGGGCGCGGCAGAGGGCCGATAGGCATTCCAAGAGGTGCGAAATGAAAGACGCCGTCAAGGCGGCGGATAAGGCGGCGGCTAATATGCTTGCTGAAATCGAGGATGTTGAGGAGCGGCTGAAAGCTGCTCTTGAGGCTAAGGGCGGAGCGGTCCAGCATGATTTGTGGATGGATAAGGACGGCTTGTTGATTCTGAATGTCGGAATAATAGCAACTGAAGAAGGGATTAAGCACATTCAAGAATGGATTAAAAAGGAGGTAAAGCCTGTCGTGGAAACTTGTCGGCATTTTCGTGTAGAATGGGCCTTCTACGTGAAAATGGGCAGTGAATGGGTGCATATATAATGAATGGTACCAAAAACGACCAAGACAAAATCCGCTTAGACCTTATCCCGCCGGAGTGTCTGTTTTCTTTGGGCAAGGTGTTGACTTATGGTGCCAAAAAGTATGAGCCGAATAACTGGCGCAAGGGAATAGATTTTAGTCGGGTTTATGCGGCCCTGCTGCGCCATTTATTCGATTGGTGGGGGGGCAAGTGGCGGGACGATGAATCGGGCTTTGGGCATTTAGAGCACGCTTTTTGCTGCCTGATGTTCCTTTTGTATTACGAGCTGAATTATCATATTTACGAGGATTTCGATGACCGATACGTGGAGGATAAGGCCGCGTATTTATATCAGCCACCCTATAAGGGGCGATGGTCGCGGAACGATAAGCGAGAACATTCGCCGGGCGCTGAGCGTGGTGACGGGCCTGCGCCTTCTGGCTGATGACAGGGTGGATTTCTACTGCCCCGCCGAGCACGATGAGCCTTTGCAGATAGCGTGGCGCAAGGG